TGCGGTCAGCCATTGCCGCGTTCCTTCTTTGCCTTGTCCCGCGCCACGTTCAGTTCTTTCATCTGCACCTCGTCGCCGCGCGCGGCCAGATCGCGGGCGCGGGCCTTCCAGGCGGCGTCGATCCGGGTCCATCACAGGGTCAGTCATCGCGTAGCAGGCAGCAGCATTGGCAAGGTCGCCTGGCCGTCCAGCGTCGTCATCATGTTCCGGCGTCCACCCTTCTTCGCTGATCTGGCGTTGCCGTTCGGCCAGCACGTCGCGCACAGCGCCCGTCACAGGCTCGGCAACCGGCTCGGGCTGGGCAACTAGGGTAGAAGCCAAACGCGCCAGAGCAGGCCCGACATGCCCGTGCCAATCTCTCTCTGTGCCGTCGGTTAAGTTGTCGGACTCCCACTCGCGAATGCGGTCAAGGGCAAACTTCGCGGCCCCGGCAACCGCGTTGTGCGCCTTCACAGGCCACCGGCATTTATCGGCGGGGTAGCAAGGGCGAGATTTGCCGCACTCGCATGTCACGTCCAGATGCACCCGCGCGGCCCCGGCAACCGCTTGGTTGCCGGGCTGATCGAGGTACGGAAACGTCTGTTCGGCAGAATCAATGGCTTCCTTTAGCGCGGATGAGGGCCAAGATGCAGGTCGGGCGGGTTCCCGTTGACTTTGCACCTCCTTTCCGGGTTTGGGCGCTTTGCATGGACCCATCATGCCGCACTCGCATATCGGCAACCCGCAGATCCTGCCGCGCACCTCCTTTCCGGTGTTGTCGATCAGGGCAAGTACACTGGCGCGCAAAGCGTAGGCTTCGCTGTGCAGGTGAGCCTCTGTTGCGGCGGCAATGTAGGCTAGGTTGTCACCAAGGCTTAGAAGCCCCTCTGCGATTTCCCGTATCGCAGCGGCGTCGGGCTGCGGTTCCAGCGCGGGGTGTATAATCATTTCGAGGTGCGTCTGCGCTGCGGCTTTGGCGGCTTCAAGGTTGGGGTGCCATGTGAGCGTTCTTTGCAGGGCGGGAACATCAAGAGTTGCCTGCCCGTTGTGAAAGCCCCAAACAATTTCGTATATGCCCAAGACGCTTTCTGCCCGCAGGCAGTCGGTGCCAAATTCTTTCCAAACCAGCGGCTTCACTCTGGGCTGCACGGCGGGAAGGGCGGCGATGATCCGGCCCGCAAGGTGACGATCAATTTCGCTGTTGACGGCTTCAAATTCGATTTCCGCGATCAGGTCACTCATTTGGTTTCCTTTCCGGTGTTGAGGGCGCGGCGGTACATCCTTTCGCACTCGCAGCTATCATTTCCCGGCGCGGCGCACGGCATTAGGTGGCAATTCTGCCGGATGTGAATTTGTTCCTTTAGCGCCTCCCGCAGCCGCGCGTTGTCTGCCTCTGCCGCATTGCGCTGGATAATCGCGTTTTCACACTGCGTGAGCCAATGTTTACATGCCTCTTCATGAGCGCCTTTCCACTTGTCCCGCTCTGCCGTCAGGGCGTCAACCTGCCCCACAAGTTCCTCAAGGCGGTGGTCGATTTGTGTCCGCGCGTCTGCATGTTCGGCGAGTTCTGCCGTCAGGGCTTTGATGCGGTCTCCCAGCATCTTTTCCAAATCGGTAAGTCCGTTGCGAAGTATACGGCTCCATTCCCGCTTCACCCGCACATCAACCTTTGATATCTCAGTCATTCGCCTTCCCTCCGTTGTTCGCCAAGGCTAGGCCCCGCTTGCCCAGGGCGATACATACTCGCCCGCCAGCATATCCCTAGTTACAGCAAGATATTCGGTGTCCAGTCCATACGTCGCTTCCCATGCGGCCTTGTTCGCGTGGATACCCGTGGCCCCTTGGTGGTGTTCGTAGCACAGCGGAATCGTGTCATAGTCGCTGGCCTTAGCTTGGGAATAGCGCCCGCTGATACAATGATGCGCGCTTGTCGGGGTGGCCCCGCAACACACGCAAGGAAGCTGCTTTACCCGGCCCATGTGCTTCAATCCCGCCACCGTGCCGTTCTTGATCTTCGGCGGCTTGAAGTTCGGTTCGGTCCACCGGTTGAAGGTCATGCCTTTCCCTCATACCGGGCAAGAATTTCACGGGCCAGCGTCATTGGGTCATTGTGGCCTTCGGCAATCGCGCGGATCGCCGCTTTCGATTCTGCGGTAAACGCGGACTCTCGAGCCTTTTGATCCCATTCCCGCTTCAAAGCTGCGTCCCTTGCTACACGCTTTGCAGCAATGGCAACGGGGTCATGCTGTTTGCAGAAAGCGCCGCCGGGGCCGTGTCCGTTTTTGCGGCTGCATTGGCTTGATGTGACCATGCGCCCACCATCGGAAACACTTTCTGCACACCGCGCATAATCCGGCTTCCTGCATCGAAACGACGGCCCATAATCCTTGGGATACTGCGCCTTGAAATCGTCACTGTATTCAGTCATGCCGCCTTCTCCAACTCAATCCCCTGTTCCGCCGCATATACCTCAATCGACGTTTGCAGATCGGACATTTCCTTGACCGACAAATCCGATGACCGGAACCCGGTAGGGAAGAATTGCGTCCCGTCCAGTGTCGGCAGGAATTGCGCTTCCTTGCCCATTGCTTTCATGAAGATGCACTTCCACGCGTCGGCGTCATAGGCCATGCCGTTAATCCGCGCTTCCTTGGCGATGATTGCCAGCATTGCCCAGAGGCGGTCATTCTGAGCCAAGCTGCGCGTCGGTTCCTTAAACTCCACGCGGAACCCAATGGGCGCGGCGTCAACCCAACAGTGCAGGTTGGCGCGGTCGGATATGCCCCGGATGGTGATTACTCGGCGCATGGCGGCTCCGGCAGCGGCATCCAATGGGTCGGCGCGTTCGATCTTGTTGCGCTCTTGCCTTCCAGAATGGAAATGTCAGTATCCCAATACGGGCGCATCTTGCTTGCATAGATGTCCAGATTAAATTTTCCGGTGATGATCTGCGCCCAAGAGCGCGCCGTGGGGCGAAAAAGAATAACCCGCGTCCCGTCCTTCGGCGCGGTTTCAATCGGTTGCCATTGCATCATGCGTTCCTTTCGTTTCAGTTGCCCCCGGCACCGCAGGAATGGGCATCCATCCGATGCCTTCAATCGGGTGGCCCACGCCGCGCCAGCAATTTATGCCTTGAAACCAGTGCCAAGTCCCTTGGCTATATCCTTCCGGCCAATTCAAGACAATCGGCGGCAAATCATTCCGGTACATCAGGAAGAGCGTCCCATCCCTCGGGGCCGTGTCCATCGGTCGCAGCATCATGCGTTCCTTTTGTTTAGTTGCCCCCGGCACCGGGAAGGAGACAGTGCCGGGGGTTTTCCCGCGCTACGGGGAGGAGACGTGCGCGGTATTCAGATGCGCCACTCGGGGGCAAATGGGATCGAATCATCCAGATTGGGCCGTCCGCCCGCGCCATATCCATCCGGTGCCTGACGGGCCGTATCGCGGCGTGATACATTGTCGTCTTGGCCGTCCCTCGGTTTCGGGTCAAACATGCTGACAAGAATTTTGTCGCTTCCCGGCTTGAAGGCAACGCCAGCGGGATTGAATGACCGATCCAGCATTAGGAACGTGTTTTGTTCCCCCCGGTCATTGGTGCTTTCCATCATGACGCCGATATTCTTGTATCGGGTCTTTTGCTGGCCGGTGGCGCGGTCCTCATAAGTTGATACTGCCACGGCCAGTTCTTTCAAGACGCGGGTATTCATTTGTGATCTCCTGTTTTACATCAATGCGCGCTATGTTGATCGCCTTCGTCCGGTCCTGCCGGGGAGAATGGCGTCATCAATTCGGACTTGCGCCGTTCCTTCGCCGCAACCACGCGGGGGTTATCGGCGACGTGGCGCATGTCGGTGTAGTAGCCGGTGAACAGGTCGCGGAGCATCGACAGGCTTGCGGCCCGTGACAGCACATCGACGGCTGTTTCAATTTCGGCTTCGGTAGCATCGACCCCGACATTGGATTGGCTCTTGTCATAGAGGGCCAGCCCGAAGGTGTTGCCGTAGCTGCGCAGGGCGCGCTTGAGTGCGTCCGTTTCGGCTTCCTTGACGGCGCTTTCAATCACGTCGCCCATGTTGTCGATCTTGCCGGAACCCATGCCCACGGCGGACCCTTCGCGGAAGGTATCGCCAACCTGGACTTTGACCGTGCAAAGGAAGCTGCACCGGAATTGCTTGTACGGCTTGTTGTTGTTCCCCATAAGTTCCAATTCGGCGCGGTGCGTTTCTTGCAGCCGCGTGATGGTGTAGGACCAGCCGCCGTTGCCGAAGATGCGGTTGGCCTCGGAAATCACATGGTATGCATCGACATATTCGCCAAATTTGCCTTTCGGCGGCGGCTTGACTGCTGCCGGGTCCAGCTTCTTGTTCAGCGCAATGCTGATCGTGTCCCAATCCATCATTCTTCCTCCACCACAACGCCCGCCGCTTTTTTGCGGGCTTCCAGCGCGTTCACAAAAGCACTCGCCCGCATTGCCAGCGAGTGCATGTCATTCAGGGCTTCCGCGTCAAATTCGTCGCCTTCCATCAAAGAGCGGGTCAGCCGTTCCATGCCGCCAATGACAAAGATTGCCCACGGGGTGCGGGGGCGGGACATGCGGCTGATCCGGGGCAGGCCGGTCATTCGATGACCCCCGTACGGATCATGCGGAGCAGTGCCAACGCATAGCGGCGGTGATAGGCGTGCGTCTTTGGCATTTTGCCGGTGCGCCAATAGCCGATAGCTTGGATTGCCATAGTGCGGGCAAATGCTTCGGTTGCGGGTGTCATTCGTCTGTTTCCTCTATCTGTTTCCGCAAATCGGCAATCGCATCGGACTCCGTATCGCCAATGCCGTGCGGGCTGGCATCGCCCAATTCGGAAAGCCAAGCCGACCAGATTGAGCCGATAGGCGTGTCTGCAATCTCAGTTGCGATGTTCATTCCGCAGCCTCCGCATAGGACCGCGCCGCGCCCTCGTATTCTTCGAGCAGGGACAGGCGCAAATCTTCGGTATCCAGCAGTTGTTCGAGCAGCGGGTTTTCCTGCCACTCAAATTCCGGCTTGCCCTTAACGGCAGGGTGCCGGAACCACATGTACGACACCGACACGCCGCCGCTTTCGCCGTCCCAATAATAGTCGTATTGGATTTTGGCCTCAAACCATGCGCCGCCGTGCGGACCTCCTATGTTGAAGTGGGTTTCGGTTGTGGTCATGCTGCCACCGCCTTGTTCGACAAACTTCCCGCGTTCACAGCGATATGCCGTGTTGGGTTTAACGGACTCATTGGTGTAGCCAACGGCAAGACGAAAGCGATTGCCGTCATACCACTGAATAACGATGGTGCCTCCGTTGCCTGCCGTGGCCGTGCCTCCGTTGCCTGCCGTGGCCGTGCCTCTGTTGCCTGCCGTGGCCGTGCCTCCGTTGCCTGCCGTGGCCGTGCCGTATTCGCCTGCCGTGGCGTTATACCCGATAACCGCGCCGGTCGCGCCAAGGCGGACAATTTCCGCAGCCGCTTCATTGCGCTGGCCGACAAATACGACATCCGCGCGGGGAAACTTCACCTTGCCGCCAAGATCAACCCACTCGTCCACTTTGGCGACAATCCAGCGGGAAGTGTCTGCATAATTGGCAAAGCTGCCATTGCCATTGCCCCAAAGAAAGCCGTGCAGGCCATTTCCGCATTCCGGTTGTGGGTTCCAGTCCGGGGCCTCTACGGGGCCGCTTTCGGGCCATTGAAAGCCGCCGCGTGACTGCAAGTTGCTGTCACATGATCGCAGGATATAGGCGCTCATGGCGTTCCCCTTTGTGCTGTAAGGTCGGCAAATGGATGAAGATTGCGCTTTGCTGCCAAATAGGCGGCGTGTGCGTCTTCCGGTGATTCATAAAGGCCGAGGTAATGCGAACAGCCGCCTACCATGATTTGAGCCTGATATTTTTGGCACTTCTTGTGAAAGGTAACGCCTAGCGGGGCTTTTGTTCGCTTCCCTGCAGGCGATGACCGTTTGTTCTGTGCATTTTCGGACGGGGTAGCCAGCCGCAGATTTGCAATCCTGTTGTCGTCGCGAGCGCCATTTATATGGTCAAGCGCCTGCGTGGGCATTTCCCCATACACAAGACACCACGCCAGCTTGTGAGCGTTGAAAATCTTGTTATCAACGCAAACCTTGCGGTATCCATCGCGGGCCAGCGACCCAGCAACATGGTTTGTGCGCGGCCAAGTAAACAGTCCTGTCTCTGAGTTGTACGTCAGCCGGTTTTTTCCAATGGCGTATTCAGTCATGACGGCGTCACCGCCAGCATCAGCCAAAGCGCGCCGAAGAACCCGGCCACAATCAGCGCATCGGCCAAAAAGATCAGGGCCTTCATGCTGCGTCGTCCTGTGCGGACTGCGGCTCGCTGGTTGCGACCTGAAAGGCCCGCGCCATCGCGTCGGCAGTGGCGTAGGGCATAAACACGTCGAAGCGGTTGCCGTTCGCGTCCCTAAAGTGAAGGACGCCTTGATGGAGGTTGCTCGGCACCGGCAAGTCTGTAGCGAAAACGCTTGTGACATTATCCAAGTTTGATGAAGCGGTCATGTATCTCTCCCTCTGTCCGGCGTGGTGCCGGGGCCAAGGCGGCTCATGTGCCGCCCTGTGATTAACGGTTAGTCGCGCACCCAATTCGCAATTTTGCAGGGACGCGCACTTGCCGGTATGAGCGAAACGTCGCCCTCGACGCCGGACACGTCGCCCCGGATGTCGGTCACGTCGCCCCAGATGTCGGTCAAGTCGCCCCGGATGTCGGTCACGTGGCCCCAGATGCCGGACACGTCGCCCCAGATGCGGTCATGCGGGCCGTGAACTTTGACGCCATCAACAAAGTGCCAAATCGCGCCAGCAGCAACGCGGCGCAGTGGTTTTTCGATTTCGGTCATGTCCGTCTTTCCTCCGAAACGGGCGGCTATGTGTCGCGCCCTGTGAGGATGACTTTAGCGATTAGCTAAACAGTATGCAACGGATAATTTAGCTTAGAGCAAAAAATTTCCACGCGACGGCGGCACCCGGTAAGGCTATGCGCTGCAATGGAAAATCCACCGGCACGGTCCCGCGCCCGCAACCTTACGGCTTGTTTTGTGACGGCACTGCAATTTGCGGGCTTGTCGCAGCGCCGGGTTCGTGATTTGTTCTAAATGTTCCGAAGTGGGGTGGGGCATGGTGCAGCAAGACAGCACAATCGAAACGACCGAAGCGCTTTTTGAGGCGCTTACAGGCGAGCATCGCGTTGCGGTGATCAGCTTTGCTTTGTTTCTTCTTGAGACTTCAGAAGAGCTTCCGCAAAGGCGGCAACACGCGCCTTATCGCGGGCGTCCAGGCGTGCGACAAGTTCACTGATCTGTATGGATTCCGCGCCGTCTGAGATCAGATCACTTGGGGTGACCCCAAGCGCGCGGGCGATGCGCTCCAGAAGGTGATTGTTCAGGTTTTTCAGGCCGCGCTCAACCTCGGAAATGTGCGGGGTCGATACCGACACCTCGTCAGCAAGCTGGGCCAGCGTCATCCTTCTGGCCTTGCGGATTTCCCGTATGCGAATGTTTAGCGCCATGGGGGCATTTTGGTGGCGCGGCGGCGCTACGTCTATTTGCGAATAGCAAAACATGCTCTTGCCTTTCGTTTAGCCATTGGCTAAAATCACCCCATGCAGACACTCAACCAGTACCTCAAACAGCGCCGCAAGTCTGATTTTGCTAAGAAAATCGGAATCCGGGCAGACGTTCTTAGCCAATACCTTTCGGGGTATCGCCGTCCCGGCTTCGATCTGATGGTTCGGATCGAGGCGGAGACAGGCGGTGAAGTCCCTGTCGGGTCATGGGCCGTCGCAACCTCACATGGGGACACCCTAGCTGATCGTCAAGATCAGGCCCCCTTGGCGCAAGGGGCAGCGGAATGACCGACGTTGTTCCCTTCGCCGTGCTTTCTTCGGACGGCCAGTCATTCCGCCTGAGCGCCGGGGCATGGTCCGGGACGTACAACATCGACAATCTGGAGGGCCAACTGGCCTTCTATCGCATGATGCGGGACCGGCGGAACGGCGCACACGCCCGGTTTTACGAAGCGACCGTTCGCGCGCTGGAACAAATTCAGGAGCGCGCATGATCCGCCGCTTCCTGTCCATATTTCGCCGCCCGCATGTGGAAGCCATCATTGCCCGCCGTGCTGTCCGCGTCTGCAACCGCGATGCCGAAGCCGTGGCCCGATATGAGGCCGTGCATCGGGCGCTGGCACGGGGGATGAAATGAAATCGTCACTGGCAGAATACCGGCAATTCATCGCATCCCGCGCTCCGGTGCAAAAGCTGGCAGGCTTTGCGCCGCGCCCGATCAACAATGCCGCGAAAGCGCACCAAGACGCGGTGTTGCGTTTCGCCTTGGAACGCGGGCGGTCTGCGGCTTTCTTGGATACTGGCCTGGGCAAGAGTTTCATTGAACTGGAATTTGCCCGCCAGTGCGCAGAGGAAACCGGCAAGCCGTCCCTGATCCTTACGCCCCTTGCGGTAGCGGGGCAAATGGTCCGCGAAGGGGAAAAATTCGGCATTGATGCCCGCCAGATCAGGGATCAATCCGAAGTTGGCGCGGGCATCATGGTTGCCAACTACGAGCGGCTGCAGCGCCTTGATCCCGCGTCTTTCGGTGCCGTTATCCTGGACGAAAGCGGCATCCTGAAAAGCTACGCGGGCCGGACCCGCGCGCTTATTCAGGAGGCTTTTGAAGCGACTCCTTACAAGCTGGCGGCAACCGCAACGCCGTCTCCGAATGACCATACCGAACTCGGCAACCATGCAGAGTTTTTGGGCGTCATGCGCCAGCAGGAAATGCTGTCCAAGTGGTTTATCAATGACACTGCGACGGCTTCTCAGGAATGGCGTCTCAAGGGACATGCTGCGGAAGACTTTTGGGCATTTGTCGCATCATGGGCGCGATGCGCAACTCTACCGTCTGACCTTGGCGGGGATGATACCGGATACGTCCTGCCGCAGATCGACCGGCGCGTTCACGAAGTTGCAGCCGACCGGATGGTTAGCATCGGCGATGGGATGCTGTTCCGTATCCCCGAAATGTCCGCAACCTCGTTTCACGAGGAAAAGCGGTTGACGTTAAAGCAGCGGTGCCAGCTTGCCGCTGATCTGGCGGGCCACGACAAGCCCGTAACGGTCTGGTGCGAGACGAACGACGAAAGCGCGATGCTGGCAAAGATGATCGACGGCGCGGTTGAAGTGCGCGGCGATCTGGACCCCGACGAGAAAGAGCGGCGGTTGCTTGGGTTTGCAGACGGTCAATACCGGGTGATTGTCACCAAGCCGAAACTTGCAGGCTTTGGCGTCAACTGGCAGCACTGCGCCCATGCGGTCTTTGCGTCGATCAGCTTTTCTTACGAGCAGCACTACCAAGCCGTGCGCCGGTCACATCGTTTCGGGCAATCCGAGACAGTCCGCAATGACATTGTGATTGCCGACACTGAGGCGTCCATCTGGAACGTCATCAACACGAAATCCGACAAGCACGACGAAATGAAGCGGCGTATGGCTAACGCTATGCGGTCCGCGCAATCGGAAGGCGTTCTCCGGGTGGTTTACGACCGCCCGCTTGATCTGGCCTTCCCCGAATGGATCAGGAGCGCAATGTGAAACAGCCTGAGTATTCCGGCCCCGGATGGGCGCTGCACAATTCCGATTGCATTGAGGGCATGCACGCCATGCCCGAGTCGTCGGTGGATTGCACGATCTTTTCGCCGCCTTTCGGCGATCTGTTTGTCTATTCGGACAGTGAACGTGACCTTGGCAACGCGGGCGAGGGTAACGCCTTCATGGCGCAGTATCGGTTTTTTGCCGAAGCCCTGACCCGAGTTATGAAGCCGGGGCGGATGGTTTGCGTCCATTGCACAGACCTGCCGACCCGCAAGGGCAAGCATGGGTTTATCGGATTGCAGGATTTTTCCGGCGCGCTAGTGGAAGCACATCAAGCGGCAGGGATGATCTACCACGGGCGCGCAACCATCTGGAAAGACCCCGTAGTTGAAATGCAGCGCACCAAGGCGCTGGGCTTGCTCTACAAGCAAATCCGCAAAGACAGCACCATGAACCGCGTCGGGATGCCAGACTATATGCTGTTCTTCCGCGCCCCCGGCGATAACCCGGATCGTGTAGAGCATTGCGCCCCAGGTGACACCAAAGAGGCGGTCAAGATTGCGAAATCATGGCTGCATGAAATGCACCGTCTTGGGCTGGCCTCAGAAACCCCTACAGCGGCCCAGATTGAGGCTCTGATCCCCTTCGCTGAATTTGACGTATACGAGTGGCAGCGGCTAGCCTCGCCTGTCTGGATGGATATTCAGCAAGGCAACGTCCTTAACCGGATCAAGGGTGTCGGTGACGAGCGGCATGTCTGCCCGCTGCAACTCGACGTGATCGACCGTTGCCTGCGGCTCTACAGCAAACCCGGCGATGTGGTTATGGACCCGTTCAACGGGATTGGATCGACCGGCTATCAGGCGATCAAGCAATTCCGGCGTTATCTCGGGTTTGAGTTGAAACCTGAATACGCCGCGCAGGCCGGAAAGAACCTATCCGAAGCCGCCGCGTCTGTCGGTGATCTGTTTGCTATGGCGGCAGAATGAGGGCTGCTAAGGCCGACCTCAACCAACCGGAAATCGTCGCGGCCCTTCGCAAGCTGGGCTGCTGCGTCATGCACATGCACACCCTGGGTGGCGGCGTGCCGGACATTCTCGTTGCCCGCCGTGGCAGGCTTTGGCTTGTCGAAGTGAAGGGGCCGAAGGGCAAGCTGACACCGGATCAGGAGGAATTTCACGCGGCATGGCCGGTGCATATCGTCCGGTCGGTCGATGATGCAATCAAGCTAGTAGGTGCGGCATGACAATGACCCCCGCCGATATTGCCGCCGCCGAGGCAATCCGCTTTCCCGACGCTGGTATCCGTAAAATCGTCCGAGATGTATCAGAATTGAGCGGCGTGGATATTGACCGCATTTTAAGCGCATCCCGCGTGTCATCCGTTGTAATGGCCCGTGATCTGGTCTGCTACATGGCGCACCGGGAAGGCTATTCAATGGAGCGCATTGGCCGCAGCATTGGCGGGCGGGACCATACCACCATCGGCACCGCGATTGTGCGCGAAAAAGCGAGGCGCGGCGAGTGAGCGTTAAAATCATGTCCGCGATATTTGACAGCAAAACGCTTGGCCCCACCGAGCGTCTGGTGATGCTTGCGCTAGCAGACCACGCCGACGATCAAGGGCGCTGCTATCCATCCAATTCCCGCTTGTGCGACCGAACGGGGCTAAGTGAACGGGCGGTGCGGCAGAACATCAGGGCGCTTGAAAGTGGCGGGTTTCTATCGGTCCAGATCGGGGCCGGTCAGGCCGGTGCAAACGTCTACATCGTGCGCCCGCAGGGGGGGCAGGAGATGCCCCCGGCAGGAAATGCCCCCGGCACGACGTGCCGCTCAGGGGGGCATCTGGTGCCGGATAGGGGGGCAGCAGATGCCCCCAAACCATTAGGAACCATCAAAGAACCATCAGATATAAGTAAGACGCGCGAAGCGGCTGCGCTTCTCGAGGCGTGGGCAGGGCCGGAAGCCGTCGCCAGCTTCATTGCATATCGGCGCAAGTCCAAGGGCAAGGCGCTAACACTCACGGCTTCAAAGCGGCTGGCCGAAAACCTTAAAGCGATATTCCAAGCCGGGGGCAATCCAGATGATGCCCTTGGCTTGGCCGAGGAACGCGGATGGCTGACAATCGAACCGGACTGGTATTTTAACGCAAAGGGAAAGCATCATGGAAATCGCCCTTCTGCCCCCGAAAATCCAACTTTACGGGCAATCGCTAGAGCCGCAAGCGCGTTTGAAGCATCGCCTGTGGATTGGCCTGCGGGTCGAAGCCTTGCTTGACGGCTATTGGCAAAACCGCCCGGACGAATCCGTAAAAGCCGAAATCGTCGGTGACTGGATCGACGGGCTGGAGGCGTTCACGCCAGAGGAAATCCGCGATGCCTGCCGGGTATGGCTGCGCGACCATCCCCGGCAAAAGCCGAATGTCGGTGATGTGCGGGCGCTGGTCCAGGCCGAACGTGGAAGGGCGATAGCCGTGTATCGCGCCAGCTTGCCGCCGCCGAAAGAACGGGAACTTGCGCCCGTCGAAGAACGCCGCGCGTCTGCCGAACGTATTCTCAACCAAATCTGGAGGGCATGATGGAACACCCACTTCGCAATATCGAAATTTGCGTCTTTCAGCGCATTGAAGGCAGAGGCCCCGCCTTCATTGCCAAGTTTGAACCGTTCAAGGAATACCCGATTTTCTTTACTGGCGCGACCGCAGACGCCGCCCGTCAATCGGCCCGCGATTTTGCGGATGACGCCGTAGCAAAGAATGAGGCGGCGTTCCTTGCCCGCCAAGCCGCCGTGAAGAAAGCCCGTGCTACCCGCGCGTCGAAAAAGGAAGCCGCATGATGACATTCCAAACCCGCACCATCGCCAAGCGCCCTGGCACCTACATGGACGCCGGAGAGACCGGCGTACACGTCGACCGCATTACCCTGCGCGCCGAGCCGTGGGATGAACCGGAACTCAAACCGGAACACCAGCGGCCCGGCCCCGGCAGGTTTGAACCCATATCGGTGCGGACCCCGACCATTGCAAAGGTTCGGTCTGAGCAGCCCGATAGGTTTGCTCAATGGGACGAGGATGTGCTTGCGGATGAATGGAAAGCCCTGTGCAGGCGTGAAGGCCACATGCGCGGGCTTCCCCGGTCCACCGAATTGCAGCGGCAACAGGGAAGCGCAGGCGGGCTTGTCTCACAGCAGCATGACGGCTTGCCGGATTACATGGCCCGCGCCTTGCGGCATTTTTCGCGCGGCGACGATACGACAAACGGAATGGCGGCGGCAATCAAGATGTCAGATTCGCGGGGCAAGGAAGCGGTGCGGAAACTGCGAAGCTACGGGTTTATTCAAAGTACGGCGCACAGTGGGGGCCGATCCTTCCATGCAATCACGCAGCTTGGCTTGAAAGCGATTTGCAAATGAGGCGCGTCCTACCATCCCGCCGTCCCTGCATCACAGTTGACGCAGAATACAACGGTATGCCCCTTGTTGTGACAATCGGAGTTGACCCGGCAACGGGCGCGGCAATGGAGGTTTTTGCCCACGGGCCAAGGTACGGCGCAGACCTGACACGGATACTGGACGACCACTGCACCATTGCCAGCAACGCGATGCAGTACGGTGCGCCGCCAGAGGCATTGGCAAAGGCTTGCGGCACTGTGCCGGTGATTGAGGACGGCCAGGAATCGACCGCCCCGGCATCGGCAATCGGTGTGGTGATGGACGCGGTGAATCGGTTGCCGGAGCACGTCAGGTGGATTGAGGAGCGCGGGCGATGATGCACAAGACAATCACCCTGGACGTTCCCATAGCCCCCACATGGCTGATGCTCAAGGTTCGTAGCAACTGCGAGGTTATGACGCGCGAAGCGTTAAAGGAATGGGGCGTGGAGAGTTTCTTTCCAGGGCGACTTGTGCAGCGTCACCGCTTCGGCAAAACATGGACGGTCGAGCGCGCCGAAGTCACCGGCTATGTGTTCGCCAAGTTTGACCGCGTGCCGCTGGCGGATAACATGCGGGAACGGCTCAAGGGCTTTTACGGCTTTGTGACGTGCAACGGCTGTATCGTGACTGTCCCGCGCCCGATTATCCAGCGGTTGCACGGGCTATCGGTTGAGGCGCAGGAATTGGAAGCGGCACGGTTGGAAATGCTGCGCGTCAAGGAAGGCGATACCGCCCGATTCCTGACAGGCGCGCTTTCGGGGCATACTGTCGAGGTCCAATCCATCGGCAACGTGGTGACGGTGCTGTTGAACGGGCGGGCAATCAAAACAGACTTGGCATCGCTGGAACGGGTTGACGTTCCCGATCTGTTGCGGTAATGTATTCGGTATGTCTCGGAACGGTGTGTAACCTTAGCTGCGTGACATAGGCGCGCGCAACGTAGGCCCACCGGGCAACGCAAAATCCCGTCACGGGTAATGCGATTGTCATTACGGGGCCATATTGCCGCTTTCCGTAGATGAAGCCCTTCACATGTGATCTGACCCCCGGGCCAACACGGAACGTAGGATTGCCTCGGCTTCATCTACAGAGCGCGGATCCGGCGTAGCTTCAACGGTAGAGGCCATTGCGGTTGCGGGTTCGATTCCCGCCGTCGGGACTGCGTTCGCTGCTTTCTGCCATGCCGCGAATACCTGCTGGCCTTATCCGGCGGGGAAAGCTGGCCAGCATCGCGACATGGCAGAGCGCGGCATCCTTCATACACGCCACTCCCCCGTACAGGCACCGGATAGGCGCGCTCACTTCATGCGCCGAGGGTCGTCACTGTCTTGGACATACGCCTTCGGACAATAGGCCCCGGCCACAGGCAATCGCTCCTGGCCTGGTGCTGACCAATTCGCGGACAAACTGCCGGATCGCGTCATGCTGATCCGGATGCGCCCATATCTCGATGGGCGCGAGGCCAGCCGCACGTTTGCGCTGGCGTTCGGCTTTTTTGCGGGTGGCGTCGGTCATGCGGCGTCGCCCTTGCTTGCTTCGCGGGTGGCAATCTCAAGCCTAGCGCGGTCTTCGTCCCACCCCAAAAGCCCCGCAATGCCGTAGAAGATCGCGTCTAGCCGGTTGCGCTCAAAAAACTCATGCGCACCCACACTGCGAAAGTTCTGGCTTTTTTCGTATGGGACGAATTTTGCCGAGGCGGCTGCGCGCCAAACTTTCTCTTGGTCAAAGTATGCATCAATCAAAGCTTCAAGGTCGCCGCGTGCGGATGCCTCAAAGGCGTCTTTCGTCATATGGCTCGGATGGATCATCGTCGTCTCCCGGTTTGTGTTTTCCTATGCAAACAATATGCCATCATGACTAGTCACGGTCAATACCTGTAACAATACGTGACCGACATTCATTCCCTGCAATGTGACTGCACCAATACCGCTTATAATGGGCACGCCACACACCATGCCACGCAAGCCCTGGCACCATGCCACAGAGATCAACACGGCGCGCGGCTATGGCAGCCAATGGCGCAAGCTGCGTGCCAGCGTCATGAGGCGAGACAAGGGCTTGTGCCAGCTATGCCTGGCATCGCATCGCGTCACACCGGCCAGCGAGTGCGGCAAACCGGCAACAATGTGCATCAGCGCACAGTCGGCGGGTCCTTCCGGCCAATAAACGTATACGGGGCGACGAGGCGCGTGAGTTTTGTCTGTGCAAAAATTTGCAATGGGGTCCGATAACCAGATGGGGCCTACAGTTTTGATAGGGAACAAAACGGAAATGGCTGCTTGGCTTGGCGTTTCCGCTCGGGCGCTGGACAAGCACGAAGACCTTATGATTCGTGATGGCCGGGGATACGACATCAAGGCAACGGTTGTGGCCTACTGCGCGCATATGCGGGGCATTGCATCGGGGCGCGGCGGTGAAGAACAGGTGTTGGACCTGACGAAAGAACGGGCGCGGCTGGCAAAAGAGCAGGCGGACGAAAAGGAAATCAAGAACGCCATTCTGCGAGGCGAATTGTTGCAGGCTGGTGAGGTGGAAGTAACTTGGTCTGACTTTCTGCGGGGCTTGCGGTCGCGGCTTCTGGCGCTGCCTGCAAGGGTGCAGGTGGCTGCGGGACTGACGCAGGTACAGACGCTTGCGGTGGACCGGGAATTGCGGACTGCGCTATTCGAGGCAGGGAGCGATGCTGACGCCTGAAATGGTGCTGGATCGTGCGCGGCGCGCGCTTGTCCCGCCACCAAGGCTAAAGCTGTCGGAATGGATCGAGGCGCATGTTCGACTGCCGGATGGCATGTCTGCGCAGCCGGGGCCGGTCAGGCTTTGGCCGTTTCAGCGCGAGATTGCGGATGCGATTGGTGATCCCGAAATAGAACGGGTGACGATGGTAAAGCCGGTTCGGGTCGGGTTTACCACGCTGCTGACATCGGCGGTCGCTTCCTATGTGTCGAACGACCCTGCGCCGATCCTGTGCCTGTTGCCGACGGAAAGCGATTGCCGGGACTATGTGGTTTCGGACGTGGAGCCGCTATTCGGGGCAACTGAGGTTGTGGCGCACGCGCTGCGCGAAGATGCGGCAGAGGGTGAGCGGAATACGCTTATGTCTCGCCGGTTCCCCGGTGGATCGCTAAAGGTTGTCGCGGCCAAGTCGCCACGAAACCTGCGGCGGCACAACGTCCGGGTGCTGTTTATAGACGAAGCTGACGGCATGGAAAACACGCCCGAAGGTTCGCCTATCTTGCTGGCCGAACGGCGCACCATGTCGTTCCCGGATCGCAAGATCGTCATTGGTTCGACGCCGGTTCACGAGGATACCAGTCACGTCCTGCGCAGCTATGCGCAATCGGATAGCCGGATATTTGAGGTTCCGTGTCCGCATTGCGGGACGTTTACAGAGATACAATGGGCGCACATCCGATGGGAAGATGGCGACCCGGAAACGGCGCATTTTAGTTGCCCCGCCTGCGGTGCGGACAGCCCGGAATCGTCAAAGCCTTCGATGGTCGAAGCGGGCCGGTGGCGCGCTTTGCGGCCCGAGGTTGTGAGCCATGCCGGGTTTCGGCTGAATGCGCTTGTGTCGCTTCATGCAAACGCAAGCTGGGCGAAGTTGGCGCGGGAGTTTATTGCGGTCAAGTCGGACCCGACAACGCTACAGACCTTCATCAATACCATTCTCGGCCAGGGCTGGCGTGGGGAAGGTGATGAAGTATCGGACGCGGAACTTATGGCCCGTGCGGAGCCTATCCGAGTAGAGCCGGTGCCAGCCGAAGTGCTTGCCCTGACGCTGGGCTGCGATGTGCAGCACGACCGGATTGAGGCGACCGCGATAGGATGGGCCGATGAAGGTTCACCATGTGTTCTTGCCCAATGGGTAATATGGGGCGCGTGGGATGATGACGAAACTTGGGGCGAATTGGATACGCTTATCGCGCGCCGGTTTGACCATGCTTTAGGCGGCAAGATCGGGTTCGATGCGGTTGCGATAGACGCTGGTGACGGCGCGACAATGCAGCGTGTGGTTAATTTCTGCGGGCGCAGGCGGCGCATTGTGCCGGTCAAAGGCGCGGACGGAAACCGCCCGATGTTTGCGCGTGCAACAAATGCGAAGAAGGCCGGGGACCGGCTGTGTATCGTGGGCGTGGATACGGTCAAGGAAGCGTTGTTTCGGCGGCTGTCCATACCGGGTGCTATGCGGTTTTCGTCTGATCTGCCCCCGGTCTGGTTTGAGCAACTGGCATCGGAACGGATTGTGGTTCGCTATTCGCGGGGCGTTCCGAAGCGGGTGTTTGAGCGGTTGCCGGGGCGCAGGGCCGAAGCGCTGGACTGCGTTGTGTATGCGTGGGCAGTGCGCCAGATGGTCAACCCGGATTGGAACCAGAGGCGGTTTGATCTGTCGCAGGCAGAGCCGCAACGGATCATAAAGCCAAAGCCTTCGGATGGCGGGTGGATCGAGACAAGGGGGGACTGGCTGTAATGGCTTATACGCAGACACAGCTTGACGCCTTGGACGCGGCCATAGCGTCGGGGACGAAGGTTGTCATGTATGATGGCAAGCGGGTGGAGTACGCCACGCTTGACGAATTGTTGCGGGCGCGCCGGATCGTGGCGCGCGGCTTGGAGGTTTCAGCGGCGCGCGTGACGGGCTGGAACCCGTCTTACGAGCGGGGCACCTGATGAACATTCTTGACAGGGCCATTGCTTGGCTGTCGCCGGAATCTGGATTGGAGCGGGTGCGGTCGCGCAAGGTGATGTCGCAGATCATGCGCTATGACGCCGGATCGCGCGGGCCGCGTACCAAGGGCTGGCGCGCTGTCGGTGGTGACGCGGATGCGGTTACAGGATCGCGCAACCGGATTGCGGCGGTGGCGCGGGATATGACCCGGAATGCGCCGTTTGCCGTGAAGGCGCAGCAGGTCATCGTGGCAAACGTGATCGGAGACGGGATTATCCCCAAGCTGCGCAGCACGAACAAGCGGCAGGAAAAGCGCCTTCGCGAAATGATGAAAGCGCATTTCGACACGACGGCGATTGACGCGATGGGCCGGGAAAACCTTTACGGATTGCAACGGCTGGCGCTGATGGCGGTTGTGGCAGATGGCGAGGTACTTATTCGGCGCGTCCGGTCGGGACAGGCTATCCCGTTTCAGTTGAACGTGTTGGAGATCGACTATCTGGATGGCAGCAAGACGAGCGTAACCGGGCCGGAAATCCGGGAGGGGATCGAGTATAACGAGCGGGGCGAACGTGTCGCCTATTGGCTTTACGATCAGCACCCTGGCACGTCAAACCGCTATTATGGGCGTGGCTTGGAATCGCGGCGCGTTCCTGCATCAGAGATTGTGCATGTTTTCCGGCAGGACCGCCCCGGCCAGTCACGCGGGGTTTCGTGGTTTGCGCCGGTCGCATTGGCAATGCAGGACTGGTCTGACCATCAGGATGCCAAGCTGCTGCAACAGAAGATTGCGGCGTGCTTCGCGGCGTTCCGCACGGGCGTAGAACCTGATGACGAAAGCCCGAGCCAGACGGCGGAACGGTTTGCCACCCTGTCACCGGGCCGGATTGAGAATTTGGGCGTTGGCGAGGATGTGAAGTTTGCCACCCCGCCCGCAGTGCAAGGATATGACGAGTTTTCGCGGGTAACGCTGCGCGCAATCGCGGCGGGATTGGGCATCACCTACGAGGCACTTTCGGGTGACTTGTCGGGGGTAAACTTTTCGTCTGGCCGGATGGGCCGCATGGAAATGGACCGGAATGTTTCGGCTTGGCAATGGCTGATGATGATTCCGCAGATGATGCAGCCGATTGGCGAATGGACGCTGGAAGCAGTGGCAATGCGCGCAGAGGGGCGGGGGTTTACGATTGATTGGGTGCCACCCGTGCGCTTCATCGTTGATCCAAACCGCGAAGTGCAAGCGATGGTTTCCAGCATGGATGCAGGGCTTTCAAGTCGTCAGGGCAATATTCGCGCGCTTGGGTATGACCCGGAAGAAGTGTTGGCGGAACAGACCGAAGATGCCGAACAGGCAAAGTCGGCTGGCATCGTGTTCAAGGCTGGGCCGCAGGTGTTGCAGCCCGCAATCGCGCAGTCGAGTGCTGCGCCCGTATCTGAGGATGTGACTGCTTAATGAAAAGGTCCGAACTTTTGAACTGTGCCAATGTCGATTTGGGGCGCTTTAAGGTGTTAAATCAACGGGGCAAGCTGCCTTTTCATGCAGGCAATAGAGAAGCCGCATCAGTGGATCGCCTGATGAAAGGGGGCGGCATATTGCGGGTGTCGGAGTGCGCTGAAAAACGGTTTGATACGATTTTGCAGCGCAATCAACTGCCCTTCGCCCGCCAAGAAGGCAGATGGGCCGACTACACCGCCGAAGATGCATTTCGCTTGGGGCTGATGCTTGCGGCTACTGACGAGGCGGGAATGAAACTTGGTATTGCCAGAGACATGGCAATGCAAGTTTCGATCGGCCCAGATATTTGGGAAATGGCTGAAAGCGGCGATTTGTGGGCTGTGGCGTTTCTCGTATGCGACATCGAGGGGGCAACCCGGTTCACTTACGATCTGAACCGCAAAAATGACATTGCTTGGCGCGATGCTGGCAACGTTGTGTCGGCGACTTTTGTTAATGCGGCCAAGGTAGTGTCTCGCGTTTTGGCTAAGTTGTCGCAGGAATCCGCCGCTTAGGCAATCTGACAGATGAGGGCAAATTTGGCTGATGGCGTGATCGGATTTCATGACTTTGTGCGCATGACGGGCGTGTCCGTCGCAGTCGCAAGGAACATGATTTACCGCAGTAAGTTTACACCGTGGGATGATTCCACGCTCGGGCGCACACGCGGCGGGAATCGCATCTATGATCAGAAACATGTCGATGCATTCATGAAGATGCGGCAACTTATGGAATTTGGTTTGCACGCTGAGATTGCCGCCAATGCCGTTCGGCAGGAAATCGCAGATGACCTGATTCAGCGCCTTTCTGATCTTGCACCACAGCAGGAAGTCGCCGCTTAGGCTTACAAGGAAAAATTACCATGAATGAAATCGTCCTTCACGGGTCGGTCGGCGCATCCTTTTGGGATGAAGACAGTTTTACCGCCGCGCAGGTCCGCGAACAACTCGCCGGGATGACAGGCGATATTACCGTGCGCATCAATTCCGGCGGCGGCATCGCGGCAGAAGGCCAGGTCATTTACACGTTGCTGCGCGACTATCCCGGCAAAAAGCGGATCGTTGTGGATGCGGTAGCGGCTTCGGCGGCTTCGCTTATCGCTATGGCGGGCGACGAAATTGTTCTTCGGCGCGGCGCATGGATGCTGATTCACGATCCGGCTGCGCCTTGGCTGGAAGCGCGCGGCACGGAAGCTGACCATTTGCGTGCGGCAAAGCAGCTTGGCGTTATGGCGAACGCCTATGCCGATGTTTACGCGGCGCGCGCCGGGATCAGCCGCGAGGAAGCGCGCCAGATCATGCGGGATGAAGCGGTTCTGGACGGCGGAATGGCCGTGCAGATGGGCTTTGCCACGGCCACGGATGACACCGAAGCGCTGGAAATCGCGCGCTTCGACTATCGGATTTATGCCCATGCGCCCGAAGCGGCGCGTGCGGCTTCGGAATCCTTCGGCGAAAGCCGGGGAGAATTGGCAATTCTTGCCAGCATCGCGGGCGCGTCCCGTATCTCAAAACAGGAGCCTTTCATGGCTGATGAAATCAAGGCTGTGGAGGCGACGACCCCCGCAGAAGACGTGATCGAAGCCCCGGCTGCGGTCGAAACTCCTTCGGCGGATGTTGTGGTGGCTGCTGCCACGGCAACAGAGCGCACCCGCGCCCGCCGGATCGTGGAAATGGCTGCGGCGGCGCGTCTGCCGGAAGCCTTCGTTACCGCGATGATCGCGGATGGCGTGACGCTTGAAGATGCGTCGGATCGTATTGTGGCCGAATGGCGGAAAGGTGGCGACGTGGACAAGGCGATGATGGGCGCGCGTGTGACCCGTGACGAGCGGGAAACCAAGCGCGAAGGCGCGGAGGCAGCGATTGTCGCGCAGTTGGGCCGCACCGACCCGACAACTGACAAGGCACGGCCTTTCATGGGCATGAAGCTGGCCGAAATGGCGGCGGAAATCAGCGGATACAAAGGGTCGCTGCGCACCACTGCGGACACCATCCGCGCCGTGGAAATGTCGATGCACGCCACGTCCGACTTCCCGCTGGTGCTGGAAAACGCGCTGAACAAGCGTCTCCAGGATAGCTACGCCAAGGCAACCCCGTCCTATCAGTCGATTGCCGAGCGTATGGACTTCACCGACTTCCGCCCGCATCCCATCGCCCAAATCGGCGACTTTCCGGGGCTGACGGAAATCAACGAAGGCGGTGAAATCCAATTCGGCACCGTCGGGGAAAAGAAGGAAACGCTGCTGCTGCGTTCCTACGGTACTGGCCTGTCGATTTCGCGTCAGATGATCGTCAATGACGATCTGAACGCTATCGACCGCATCCTGTCCAATCGGGGTCAGATGGTCGCGCTGGAAGAGGACCGCCTGTTCTGGGCCATGTTCCTTTCGGGTTCCAACTCGGACGGCCCGACCCTGACTGAAACTTCGCGTCAGGTGTTCAACACGACGGATGCGACCAAGGCAGGCACGGCAACGGCCATCACGGTTGCCGCTCTCGGCACTGCCCGCGCCGCAATGCGCGTGCGCCGTGGGCTTGCCCCGAAGGCAGGTGCCACCGGCCAACTGCTGAACCTTACCGCGTCCATCCTGCTGGTCGGGCCGGACAAGGAAACCGAGGCACAGCAGATCGTCGCCCCGATTCAGGCGCAGCAGGCGGGCAACATCAACCCGTTCTCCGGCACCTTGCGGATTGTGGTGTCGCCGTACATCACCGGCAACGCTTGGTATATTTTCGCCGATCCTTCGGTGCTTGCCAACTTTGCGTATGGCTTCCTGCGCGGCGAAAGTGGCCCCCGTATGCGGATGGACGAGCCTTTCGGGGTCCAGGGTATGCGCTTCGAGGTCACGCAGGATTTCGGCGTGGGTGCTATCGACTTCCGCGCTGGCTGGCGCAACGCGGGCGCTTGATCGCCCTAAACCGGGGGCGGAATGACCGCCCCCATTTCCCCTCTGCGATCAGGAGTTATCGCGCATGAAAGCCTTCATTCAACCCGGTGATACGATCACCATTTCAGCGCCTGCCAACGTGTCGGCGGGCCAACTTTGCCGCGTCGGTGTTCTGGCGGGCGTGGCTGTCACGACTGCCCTGAGCGGCAACCCCGTGGAAATTCTCGTGGACGGTGTGGTTGACGTGACCAAGACCGGTTCGCAGGCTTGGACCGTCGGTGCCGCTATCTATGGCGTCGGCACGACCACGCTTGTTGCCACGACTGCCACGACCACGGGCAACATCCTTCTGGGCGTTGCCGTTGCCGCTGTCGGCGCGGGCGCTGGTGAAACCACGGGCCGCATCCGCCTGAACGGCGCTGCCCCGGCGGCGCTGACCTGATGACCGCCTTTGCCTCTGCCGTAAACGTCATCTTCGCAGATGCGAATATGGCAGAGGCCGCTACTTGGCTTGAGCAGGGCTTCCCGCCCGCTACGCCATGCCGGGTTGTTAGGCGTGCGCCAGACGAGATTACCGATTTCGGGCAGGGCCGGTTTCGGTCGGAGACGACCCGCTTTGATGTCCGCGTAGCGGATTGGGCGCGGCCTGCGGCGGGGGATATTCTGGTAGTCGGGGCAGACCGGTTCCGGGTGCAGGGTGAGCCGGTGCGGGACACGGAGCGGCTTGTGTGGACGCTGGACGTGGTGCCCGAATGAAGATGACCGTCCAGATTGAGGGTGACGTAAATGCCCTGACCCGCCAAACGTACCTTGCCGCAGAACGCGCAGTTACGGGGACAATCCGCGAAGCTGGCGCACAGGTGCAGGCGGCTTGGCGGGGCCAAGTGACGGGCGCGGGGCTGGGCCAGAGGCTTGCAAACGCTATTCGCCGGAAGAACTATCCAGAGGTCGGGCAAAGCATCAAAGCTGCGGCTTGGCTCTATGTCCAAACAAAAACAGACATTCTAGGTTCACATAACGATGGGTCAATAATCCGGGCCAGAAACGGGGTCTTTCTGGCAATTCCGTTGCCAGCGGCGGGCCGGAATAATCGTGGTGGCCGGTGGACGCCTGCAACATGGCAATTCAGAAACGGCGTGCGCCTGCGGTTTGTAAAAACGCCCCGAGGCGGATTATTGGTTGCCGATGATTTCCGGCTGACAAAGGGCCGGAAAATTGGCATCCGAAAGCGCGGCAAAAGACGGAAAGATGGCATGTTGACGGGGGCGGCGTCTGTGCCGATCTTTGCCTTGGTGCGCCAAGTTAAAATGCCCAAGCGTCTTAACCTCTATCCAGCCGCGCAACAGATTGCGTCCCGTGTTCCATCGGCGATTGCTGCCAAGTTTCAGGCCATGAAATGACTTCCACCCGTGAAGCTGTTATTCAGGCGCTTCATGCAACGCTAAAGGATGCGCTGCAAAAAGTGCCGCCTGTGCGCGTTCTTAGGAATGAGCCGTTGCCGGTTACAATCCCGCTTGATGGATTGGTGATTGTCCGCGATGGAGTGCCAGGTGAACCAGAATACACGATGTCGCCCCTGCGCTGGCATTACGAGCATAGGGCCGAAGTAGAGGTTCTGGTGCAGATCAATGGCCGCGACGATGCCTTTGACCGCATTTGCGTCTTGATTGGCGCTGCGCTGGCGGCAGATCGGACTTTGGGCGGTCTTTGTGATTGGGCCGAGCCGGAATCGCCGCAACCATCAGATTTGCCGGTTGAAGGCGCGGAAACCATCAAGGCCGCAGTTATCGCGGTAGTCCTTCACTATACAACCGCCGATCCTCTCGGCTGAACAGGAGCCTAGCTTATGGCACGTCAACAAGGCGCGAAAACCGCCATAGCCTTTGCCTTTGAATCGACGTATGGCACGGCCCCGGTGAGCGGATACACGCAACTGCCGTTTATCACGTCATCCCTGAGCGCCGGACAGCCGCTTCTGGATGATGACATTCTGGGCCTTGGCCGCGATCCGGCAGCGCCGATCAAGGATGCGATGACCGCAGACGGGGACCATGTGATCCCGATTGACACGGACGGCATTGGATACTGGCTGAAACTGGTGTTTGGCAACCCTGCCACGACCGGCACGACGCCAAAGACACACACGTTCCAGTCTGGCAGCTGGACGTTGCCAAGCGCTTCGATTGAATCGCAGATGCCGGATGTGCCAAGTTTCCCGATGTATTCGGGCGTGATGGCCGACCGGCTGTCATTCTCAATGACGCGATCCGGGCTGTTGCAGGCAACGGTCGGTCTGGTGGCGCAGGGGGAAACGCTGGCGACGGCCACGGCGGCGGGTACGCTGGCGCAACTGGCAACCCTTACACGGTTCGGCCATTTCAACGGGGCGATCCGAAGGGACGGGGCAACGCTTGCCAATATTGTTTCCGCCGAGGTCAACTACATGAACAATCTCGACCGGATCGAAACAATCCGGTCGGACGGAAAGATCGACGGGCTGGACCCAAGCAAGGCAATGATGAACGGCAATATCGTGGCCCGGTTTGCCGATACCACGCTGCTGACGCAGGCTGTCAATGGCACGCCTTGTTCGCTGGAATTTGCGTGGAGCATTGGTGCCAATGCCAGCCTGACAATCACGGCCCATGCGGTATATCTGCCGCGCCCGCGCCGGGAGATTTCCGGCCCGTCGGGGATGCAGGTTACGTTTGACTGGCAGGCGGCAAGAGCAACATCGCCCGCGCGCATGGCAACTGCCGTTCTGGTCAACACAGTGGCGTCGTACTGATGATCCGGTTGAACCTGAAAAAAGAGCCGTTCTGGATTGATCTGACCGAAGGCGTGCGGGTGCTGGTGGCCCCGTTCACGTCGTCCATTTTGTCAGCAGCGTCCACATCGCCCGCGATGCGGGAATTGCCGCAGGATGCCGGGGTCGATCATCGGTTCTTCGTTCTCAGCATCGAAGTGGCGAAACTCGCAATTCTGGAATGGGAAGGTGTCGGTGATGATGCCGGGGAACCGGTGGAGCCGACACCGGAAGGCATTGCGGCGCTGATGGACATTTATGTTTTCGCCCGCGCCTTCGCACGGGATTACGTGACGCGCGGCTTGATGGTGAGTGCAGAAAAAAACGTCTGAGCGCCCTTGCCACTTGGCATTATACCCCCGGCGGGGGCGCTGAATACTGTGCGGCCTGCCCGTCACCCTGCGAGGATTGCGCTTATACCGTCAACCGGCCCGAAACATGGGAAGGCTGGCAGGTTTGGGATTTGGCAACCCGGCTGGGTGGACAGATCAGGGCGGTGCCAGGGGCAGTGATCGGCTTTGATATGACGGCGGCGCTGGCAATGGCGCGGGCCACTGGCGTTGACGAATGCTGCGTAGCGGAAATGTTGCCGGTTATTGAGGCCGTGATGGTGAACCGGATGAATGAAAAGGCGCAAGACTAATGGCCGATAAAAGCGTTAGTTTTCGTTTGGGCGTTGTCGGTGGCGACCGGGCGCGGGCCGAGTTTGCCAGTGTCGGGAATGCTGGCCGTGATGCCTTCCGCGACATTGACAGTTTTTCGCGGTCTGGATCGTCCGGCCTGAAAAACTTCGGCTTTCAGGTGCAGGACTTTGCCGTACAGGTCGGGGCCGGAACATCGGCATCGCAGGCATTGGCGCAACAGTTGCCGCAGTTGCTTTCCGGCTTTGGGCTTTTGGGTATTGCCTTGGGTACGGCATCGGCGGTGCTTATTCCGCTGGGCCGAGCGTTTTTGGGTGCCGGGGAAGAAGCCGTAGCGCTGGAAAAAAAGCTGAATACGCTGGAAATCGCAATCAAGCGCCTTAAAGACGCAAATGAGAATTTCGACGTTTCAAGCCTTGATCGTCTAATTGAAAAATACGGCGAACTGGACGCGGCGGTGTGGCTGATGCTGTCGCGTGAGCAGAAACTTGCGGAGTCGCAGGCGATGGCGGCGGCGCGTGGCCTTGTGGAAAACCAAGGCAGCGCGCTAGACGATCTTATCCGCCAAGTGAACATTTACGAGCAGACACAAAAGCGCATTGCCGAAGCGGGTGCAGACAGCGCCGCGCGAGGGTCGCGCGAAGAGCGGTTGCTGGAAATAGTGACCGCCCTGAACGACGAATACGGCATGACGGTAAGTAAGGCCCAGGAACTCTCAGCAGCCTTTGATGACTTTCGGGGTGCCGAGTCGGCTGCGGAAATGGCTCAATCAACTGGCGTGCTTGTCGGCTTGATGAGCGACACTAAGCTGGAAGCTACAGCGCTGTATGGCGAACTTCTTTCTTCGCAGGGCGCGCTTATGGAACTCAACGCGGCGGGCGCAGGTGTGAGGGGATGGCTTGGTGCTGCAATTGACGGGGCCGGTGATCTGGCAGGGCAGTTGTGGGAGGCCGCGCGTGCCGCGTTTAGCGTAGGGCAAAACCAATCGGCGGCGGCGGCAGCGCGCGCAGCGGCGCAGATCGCGATTGATGATGGTATGGTCTATTCAGGCCGGGGCGGTGATCCACGGCAATTCATGGCCGGGGAAAGCGGCAGCTTCAACATTGAGCATTTCCAAGTGCCGAAACCTGTGGGCGGCGGTGGCCGGGTACGCCGCAGTGGCGGCGGCGTGCCAAGAATTTCGGATGACGAACGTGAGGCCGCGCGCATCTTCGACGAAACGCGGACGGCGGCGGAAAAGTACGGGATTGAACTGGAAAAGCTGAACGACCTGAAAGCGTCCGGCGCGCTGGACAGCGACACCTACAACCGCGCGATGGAAGCGCTGAAAGACAAGACCGACGAGACGGCAGACGCAATGAAGGCGCTGGAAAGCAGTGTCGGCGAAGCGTTCACCAGCTTTGTGACAGGGGCAAAGTCCGGCCAAGAGGCGCTAGCTGACCTTCTGTCGTCATTGGCGGACACCCTTGCCAATCAAGCATTTCAGAGCATTGCCGGAAGCCTGTTTGGCGGCGGTGGCGGCGGTGGCAAATTCCTGTCCGGCCTGTTCGGCGGCGGACGTGCGGGCGGCGGTCCTGTTCTGGCGGGGCGGTCCTACATGGTCGGCGAGAGCGGCCCGGAAATGGTGACGATGGGCGGCAACGGGTACGTCACCAGCAATGCCGCGTTGCGGTCTGCCGTTGGCGCAGGCGGCGGGCCAGTGATCAACATTGACGCGCGGGGCGCGGTTGAAGGGACGGCGGCGATGATTGCCAAGGCCATTCAGCAGGCAGCCCCGGCGATTGTGAAGCAGTCCGTTTTCGCCAATCGGGCAGCCGGTGCCAGGGGGTACTGATGACTATTGAACTACCCCTGACTCTGGTGCGCCGGATGACGCGGACCCTGCAATCTGCCGTTGTCGTCGGGCCGACCACATCGCCATTTACCGGCACGCAACAGCCGCAGGATTGGGGCGGGCGCTGGTGGGCCTATGACATTGAGTTTGCGCAATCGCAGGGCCATTCTGCGCGGCGCATGTCGGGCTTTCTGGATTGGCTGGCAGGGGGCGTCAACACGTTTATTCTGCGCGACCCGTCGATTCTTAACCCAACCGGGCTAGGCACGCCGCTAGTCAACGGCGCTGGGCAGACCGGCACGACCCTTGTCACATACGGATGGACTGGAACAGGGTTGCGCGCGGGCGACTTTTTCAGTCTTGGCACGGGTGCTGCGTTGCGCCTGCATCGGATCATTGTAGACGCGCCACCGACTGCCGGGGCCGCTACGCTGCAATTCGTTCCCGCCCTGCGGTACTCGCCCGCCGCCAATGCTGCGCTTAACGTAGTTGATCCCGGCGTGCTGTTGCGCCCTACCGGCACAATCCCGACCATGATTGAGCGGGTGGACAAGCATCAATTCAGCGTTACGGCGCGCGAGGCGATATGAGGTTGCATCGCGCGATGTTCAAACCGGGTAAGTTTGACTGGATGTGCTTGGATTGGTGCAGGCAAGTCGGCAATGCCACGGGGCAATTGGCGATAGTGACGCAAGGCCCGGACGGTTGCGTTGAAGTGCGGTGGGATGCGATATGAGCCGCACGATTTCGCCCGCTGTCCTTGCGGAACTTTCCGCCGGGGTAGTGCGCCCTGCCATATTCTTTGAATCCGCGTTTCCGAGCGGCGTCCTGCGGCTTTGGTCCGGCCTTGGCCCGATCACATGGGCTGGGCAGACATGGACCGGGGCCGGGACGCTGCTAGCCGTTTCGCCAATCGAAGAAACTACCGACGTAGTAGCTGGCGGCACAACGGTTACTTTGTCAGGTGTGCCGACTGATCTTGTGTCGCTGGTGATTGCGGATGCGCAACAGGGCGCGCCCGGTCGGTTATGGATAGGGATGCTTAGTGCGGGCGGGGCAGTCATAGCGGACCCGGTTGCGTGGTTTACCGGGCGGCTTGACGTGCCGACGATTTCAGACGGTGCGAATACCTGCACCATCACTGTCACCTATGAAAGCCGCCTGATTGACTTGGGTCGGGCGCGGCAATGGCGCTGGACGGATGAAAGCCAAAAGGCGCTTTACCCTGGGGACCGTGGCCTCGAGTACGTGACCACAATTCAGGACCGCCAGATTGTTTGGGGCCGTAGCTGAAAATGCGGCTTCCGGGTTGGGAGGCGGCGCTTGCGGCGGCTGTCGATGATGCGCGGTCGCGGCCCTTCCAATGGGGCGCGCATGACTGCGCCACATGGGCCTTTGACGTTCGTCGCGCGATGACCGGGCAGGATGCGGCGGAAAAGTGGCGCGGGCGCTACAGCACGGCCAAGGGCGCGGCAAAGGTTCTGCGTCAGCTTGGTTTTGACAGCCTTTGCGGCCTGTCCGGTTCGATCATGGGCGATGCGATCCGGCCACTTTCGGCGCAGCGCGGTGACATTGTGCTTTGCGAATCTGCGCTTGGTGTCTGTGTCGGTTCGGTAGCGGTTTTTGTGGCGGAAAGCGGCTTGACCGCACGCCCCCTAAGTGGCGCGGCAATGGCGTGGAGGGTTTGAACTAATGCCATTTCTAGCGCCCGTTTTTGCCGCGATTGGTGCGGGGATTACAGCTATTGGGGCAACGGCGATTGGCAGCTTTCTGCTAAAAACCGGGGCATCGCTTTTGCTGACTGCCGCTGCGCAGGCGTTGACAAAGCAGCCCGGTAATTCTGGCGTTCTGAATGCGCAGGACCGGACGTTGACGGTAAGACAGCCGGTTGCGCCGCGCGAGTTTGTCTACGGGCGGGCGCGCAAGGGTGGCGTGATTGTGTTCCTGCATTCAAGCCCGCAGACGGTTTTCAACGCGCCTGATGCTGTCAACGGGCGTCTGAACATCATCATCGTCTTTGCGCAGGGGCCGGTTCGCAAGATCGGCAACATCTACTTTGACGGCGAACTGGCCGTGCCGGATGGTGCAGAATATAGCGTGGGGCGGTTTGCCCCGTTTTTCGTCCAATGTGAGCGTGCGACCGGCACGGCGGACCAATTTGCGTTCCCTAAGTTGCGGGGTGAACTGCCGGACCTGTGGACCGTCAATCACCGGCTGCGCGGGGTTGTGGCAATCCGGCTGGCGCTGGTCTTTAACCCTGACGTTTTCCCAACTGGACTGCCGAATATCACGGCAGATATTGAAGGCAGGAACGACATATTCGACCCCCGCACGGGCGCGTTCGGATACAGTGAAAACCCGCCGCTGTGCCTTGCAAACTACAAGTCCGACCCCGTGTTTGGGATTGGTGCGGCCATTGGCGCAGAAGATGGCATAAACACTGCCGCGCTGGTTGCGGCTGCGAATATCTGTGACGAGGTAGTTGCCACACCGGGCGGCGGGACAGAACCACGCTATGCCTGCAACGGGGTGCTTGATCTTTCGGTGACGCCGAAAGCCAACATTGAAGGGATGCTGACAGCCAATGCAGGCACCTGCGGCTGGCAGGCCGGACAGTGGTTTCTTTATTCCGGGGCGTATCGTGCGCCCGTGCTGACGTTGACGGCTGATGATATTGTCGGTGAAGGGATCACCGTTTCAACGCGGATCAGTCGGTCAGACCTGTTCAATGGAGCGCGGGGAACATTTGTAAGCCCCGCAAACGACTGGCAACCTGACGATTTCCCGGCGTATGCCAGCGCCGCCTATCTGGCCGAGGATCGTGGCGAACGGTCTTGGCGCGACATGGCGCTGCCCTACACTATTGTGCCGGGGTGTGCGCAACGACTGGCGAAGATTGACGTAGAGCGGGTGCGCCGCCAAATGACGGTCGAACTGTCCGGCAAGATGCGCGCATGGCAGGCGACAGTTGGCGATACGGTTTTACTGACCTATCCGCGTCTTGGTATCAGCGCAAAACCGTTTGATGTGGTGCGGGCATCTCTGGAATTGCAGGAAGCGGACGGCGGGGTTGCCTTGGTGCCGCGCCTGACCCTGCGTGAAACATCGCCGCTTGTTTACGACTGGCTGGCTAGCGAGGCTCAGATTTATGCCGCCGCGCCCCGGACCACGCTGCCTACGCCGTGGTTTATCGACGCGCCGGGTGGCCTTAGCGTCACGGAAAGGCTTGTGCAGGCGCGACCTGGCAGCCCGGTTATGGCCGTCGCGCGCATTAAGTGGCAACCATCGCCAAGCGCCTTTGTGGCTCAGTATCAGGTGGAGGAACGGCAGGGTGCCGCCGCATGGAATGTGCTAGGGCGCACCGATGGGCTGTTCTTTGATCGTGAGGCCGTGCAACCGGGCCGGTGGGAGTATCGGGTCAAGGCTGTAAGCGGGATCGGCGTTTCTTCCCAATGGTCCAGTGCAGTGTTTTCGATAGGTGGACTTGCTGCGCCCCCCGTGGCGATTGCTGGGCTTTCGATTCAGTCTATTGGCGGCTCGGCCTATCTCAAATGGAACCCGGTTTCCGATCTGGACGTGGTGAACGGTGGCCTTGTCCTGATCCGGCACTCGGCGGCGACGGTGCCAAACTGGCAATCGTCAATCGTGATGACGCAGGTGCCAGGATCAGCAACGAGCGTGATGGTGCCGCTGATGCCGGGGGCATACAGCTTGCGCGCACAGGACGCTTGGGGCGTGCTGGGGCCGGAAACGGTGGTGTTGAGTTCCGGGGCAACTGCGCTGGCCTTTGCGCCCGTGGTGACACTGACTGAAAACCCGACATTCAGCGGGACAAGGACAAACGTCATTGTTGACAGTTCGCAGTTGCGGTTGGCTTCGGCGGGCAGCGTGGACTCCGTAGCGAATTTCGACCTTGTGCCGAATGTGGACATTCTTGGCGGGGTCGCGCCTTCCGGCGTCTATCTGTTCGCGGCGGGAATGGACCTTGGATCGGTTCGCCGCGTGCGGCTGCGCAGCATTATTGAGGCTTCGGCGCTTGGCTTGTCGGGCAGCGCGGATGCGTGGGCCAATGTTGATGACATCAATAATGTGGACGGTGCCGATGCGCTTGAAGTCGGTGTCGAGGTGCAGGTTCGCCTAACCAATGACAACCCGTCTGGAACCCCGACATGGGGGCCGTGGCAGCGGGCGGATAGTTCGGAAGTGCAGGCGCGCGGGGTGCAGGCGCGGGCCGAACTGACATCGCGTCTGGCGGATGTGACGCCGACAGTTTCGCGGCTTGGCTTAATAGCAGAAGAGATAGTTTGATATGGCGCAGACAAGCGATTTTGACCTTGATGCCGGAATCGGCGGGTTGGCGCAGCGGGTGCAACTGAACGCTATGGTGGCGGCGCTGCTGTCAAACCATTCCGGCCCGACAGCACCAAGTCCGACAGTTGCGGGGATGCTGTGGCTGGATACAGGGGTTTCCCCGGTTGTCCTTCGCCAGCGCAACGCAGCCAATGCAGGGTGGTTTGTCAATACCCCCGAGGCGGTGCCAGCGTTTTCGCTCTGGGGCAATAACGGGGGGGGGGCTGCACCCGCGAATACCATTACAGCGGCGGACGCGCTGACCATGTTGGGGTTTTCGTTCGACAACGGGGCGGTAAAAAAACAGCAGATCGCGTCGGGTATGCGGCTTGAGGGCGGAACCGGCGTAACTGGCGCAAGCGGCGTGCTTATCACCTATTCCACATCTTTTGCGGCAACGCCAATGTTTCTCGCATTTCCGTTTAACGAAGTATCACCCAAGATTTTGACGTGCCAAAGTGCTAACGCAGCTAGCCTTGTTGTTCAAGGTTGGAACACATCGGGAAGCCTGACAAGCACGGTCTTTCAATGGCTGGCTTTCGGAAAGTAAGGAAATAACATGCGCTATTCGGCAACAAGCCGGGGCTTTTTCCCGGAAGAAATCGACTATCCTCAATTGCCCGATGATCTGGTGGCAATCACCGCAGAGTATCATGCGCAGTTGATGGCGGCGCAGAACGCGGGCGCGGAAATCCGACCGGATGCCAATGGAGTGCCGCAGGCGGTGTTTCCGCCCCCGCCAACTCTGGCACAGGTGCAGGCCGCATATACCGATGCAATCGAAGCGCATGTAGAAGCCACGGCACGGGCGCGCGGATACTCGTCGGCTGTGTCATGTGCGACTTACGCGGCAAGCACAATTGCGGCATGGCAGGCCGAAGGTGCTGCGTTCGTGGCGTGGCGCGATGATGTTTGGACGGCGGCGCTGGCAATGCTTGCGGCGGTGCAGGCGGGCGGCGCAATTCCCGAAAGCCCGATTGCGGGGCTTCCTGAAATGGAGTGGCCCGCATGACTTGGCTGGAACGCCTCGAGCAAATCGGCATTGCCGCAACCACTTCGATCATTGCGGCAATCGGCGCGGCGATTTGGTGGTTTGTCCGCGCGGTATTCACCGACCGGAGTCGGCTGTCGCTGCTGGAAAGGGAAATGCGCGACCGCGTGCAACGGCATGACGATCTGCGCACAGATGTAACGCGCCAATTCGACAAAGTGGACGAAAAGTTGACGCGGATTGAGACGGTGCTGATCACGGAGAACCGCAAATGAAACAGCTTCTCGACTTTATCGCCGAACACGAAAGCGAAGGGGCGGCGCGGCGGCTGCAAATGAGCGCCTATGACGTAATATGGGGCGGTATCAAAGGGGTGCATCGCTCGCCGAAACCGCTCACGCAAATGACCATTCGTGAAGTGCTGGCGTGGCAGGATCGTATCGACCCGTTGTATCGCAGCGAAGCGGCGGGTCGGTATCAAATATTGGAAGACACCCTGCGCGGTCTTTATGCCGAAGCGGGGATGACGCTGGACGGCAAGTTCGACAAGGCGGGGCAGGATCGGCTTGCCGTTGCTTTGCTGAAACGCCGGGGCCTGGACAAGTTTCTTCACGGGTATTTGTCTGTCAACAAGTTCTGCAACGAGTTGGCGAAGGAATGGGCATCCCTGCCAGTAGTAGACGGGCCGAAGAAAGGCCGCAGCTATTACGCCGGGGACGGCTTGAACGCCGCCGGGGTGGACGTGGAGCCTTTCGTTGCCGTGGTGCAATCAATGCGCCCGAAAGTCCCGCCCGCAATGAACCCTGAAACCATCGGCGAGGCGCAAGCCCATTCGCCGCAACCTTCAACGTGGCAATCCCTTGTCGCCCTGATCATGGGCATGTTCGGAAAGGAACAACCGAAATGAACCTTGCATCTGCTTCCCGGCTGATCGCTTACGGCGTGGGCCTTGGCGCGTCGCTTCTGGCGCTGGCCGGATATGCCAAGTTCGATATTCAGACCGGCACGCTGGATATTCTGCCGTTCAATATCTCGGTCGTCACGACTTGGGTCATTACGGCTTTCACCAATGCGCTTGCCGCCGTGGCGCTGCTACGCGGGTGGGGCCGGAAATGACCCTTCCCCTGTACGCATACGCGGCGGCAGGGGGCCTTCTGGTGCTTGCTGCAGTCTATGCCATTGGAAGGCGACATGCCCGCCAGCAAGCCAAATCTGAGGCCGCTACGGCCAAGCTGAAAACCATGAAAGAGGTACAGGCACATGCGCGCGAAGCCGAAACGCAAGATGATGATGCTCTGGTCGCTCGGCTTACTCGCAAGCCTTAGCGCTTGTGCAGTGCCGGGTGACTTCTGCGAGGTTGTATCAGGTCCGATACAATTCCCGGAACAAGTGGCGGCGGTGGTGGTGCAAGGCGCACGCCCGGAAGCCGTGAAGATCGACACGCAAAACAGATACGGTGCCGCCCGGTGCGGCTGGAAAGGGTGAACTATGGCTTTTCAATTTTCGGTCGCGGCACGGAACGCCGCGCTTGATGCAATCGAGACGGCGGCTGGTACGGCCCCGACACTGACAATCCGCACGGGGACTGTCCCGGCCAACTGCGCGACCGCAAGGGCGGGTACGGTGCTGGCAACGATGGTGCTTCCTTCGGATTGGCTTGCGGCTGCGTCGGGCGGGTCAAAGACCCTCGCCGGTACGTGGCAAGACGCGGCTGCGGACGCCACGGGGACGGCGGCGCATTTCAGCATCGACCAAGGCGCAACCTGCCATATCCAAGGCACGGTGACTGCCACAGGCGGCGGCGGTGACATGACCCTGGACAACACGTCGATTGCGACGGGCCAACAGGTGAATGTCACGGCATTTACCCTGACCGCAAGCGGT